CTAACCGCATCATAGATCGGGGACCATGGGGACACCCAGACTGTCTTCCATACTTAAAGAATATAGTACCAGACGCAAAATTTATTATTCTTTACAGACCTATTTTAGAAGTTCTAGCTTCTGTTGTTGCATTAGATAAACCAGAAGATCCTGTATCTTATTGTGATCATTTAATGACCGGTAGTTTTGTATCCGATGGGTATCAATCTATTAGAAATTTAGTACAACAAAAAGAAAAATACATAGTTGTACAGTATAACGACCTAATTAAAGATCCTGTAAATACAGTTAAAACTGTGTGTAATTTTCTTGATATAGATTATGAGACACTTAAGCTCAAATCTTTAGACCAGTATAGCGTTAATGGAATATCTTATGATGATACCTTTTTTAAAGGCCCTTATCATGATATAAGGACTGACAGTATTAAAAAAAATAAAAGGGATATTGACGAATGGTTGCCCTCAGAGGTAGTGAAACGCTACTCTGCCTGGGATTTATCTTTTGATTGATAAACCTGATTCTTAATAGTATAAGGATTTATGCTACAGAAACTAGGATTTTTACCAGGATTTAATAAACAAGTCACCGAAACTGGGGCCGAAGGGCAATGGTTTGATGGTGATAATGTACGTTTTAGATATGGCACACCTGAAAAAATAGGTGGTTGGTCTCAATTAGGAGATGATAAATTAACCGGTGCAGCTAGAGCATTGCATCATTTTGACAATAACTCCGGTATTAAATATGCTGCTATAGGAACAAATAGAATTTTATATGTTTATTCTGGGGGTCGGTTTTATGACATACACCCTATTAGAACGACAATCAGTGCGGTTAATTTTACAAGTCAAACTGGTTCACCAACAGTAACCGTAACTTTTTCAACACCTCATCTTTTGCAAGATGATGACATAGTTTTATTTAATAATGTAACCGGTATTACGGGATCGGGATCTGCATTTGCAAACGGTAACTTTGAAGATATTAAATACATGGTAACTGCTGCACCATCAGCTAATACAATTGAAATAACTATGGGCGGTAATGAAGGTGCTAGTCCTATGACAAATACAGGAAGCGCCGACGCTTTATTATATTACCATGTTGGACCAGCTAAACAGGTAGGAGGTTTTGGTTGGGGTACAGGACAATGGGCAGGAACAGTCTCAGGTCCAGCTACAACTACCTTGGCTACAACGATAAACTCTTCTACGACAACTATAGTTTTAACCGACTCTACACAATTTCCTGGATCAGGAGAAATAAGAATCGGTACCGAAGATATATCTTACACAAACAACGATACTGCTACAGGAACATTGAGCGGCGGAGGTAGGGGTGTCAATGGTACAGGACCAGGTGTAGGACACACTGCGGGCGACGCTATAACAAACATTTCTAGTTTTGTTGCATGGGGTGAATCTTCTTCAGACGACGTAACACTAGATCCTGGTTTATGGGTTTTAGATAACTTTGGAACAAAATTAATTGCTTTAATTTATAATGGAGAATGTTTTGAATGGGACTCTTCACCTACTAACGCAACAGACATTAGAGCAACAATAATACCAAATGCGCCTACCGCATCACGTCATGTTTTGGTATCAACACCGGACAGACACTTAGTATTTTTTGGAACAGAAACTCAGGTTGGAGCGGAAACTACTCAAGACGATATGTTTATTAGATTTTCTGATCAAGAAAATATTTCTGGTTCAACAGCATACACAGTAACTGCAACCAATACGGCAGGTACTCAAAGACTTGCAGATGGCTCTATGATTATGGGGGCTATTAGAGGTAGGGACGCAATCTATGTTTGGACTGATACAGCTTTGTTTCTCATGAGATTCGTAGGTCAACCATTTACTTTTGCATTTGAACAAGTAGGTACCAACTGTGGTTTACTTGGTAAGAATGCATGTGTAGAAGTTGATGGCACAGCTTATTGGATGTCAGAAAACGGATTCTTTTCTTACGATGGTCAATTAAAATCTCTACCTTGTCTCGTAGAAGATTTTGTTTACGACGATATTAATACTACAGCTAGAGATGTAACTAATGCAGGATTAAATAATTTGTTTGGTGAGGTAACATGGTTCTATTGTAGTGATGGATCTGATGTAGCTGATCGATCAGTAACTTATAACTATTTAGATTCAACAAATAAAAGACCTATCTGGACAACAGGATCTTTAGCTAGAGCTGCATGGTCAGACTCTGCTGTTTTTGGTAGACCACATGCAACATTCTATGATCCAACAAGTAACGCGTCTTATGACGTAGCAGGAAATGTTGACGGATGTAGTACATACTTTGAACACGAAACAGGGACCGATCAAGTATTAGCTGGAGGAGCTACAACAGCTATTATAGGAACTATAACATCAGGAGATTTTGACATTACACAAAGACGAAGCAACACAGGGCAGGCAATAGGTACTCCCGATTTAAGAGGTGATGGTGAATACATAATGAAAATACGTAGATTTTTACCAGATTTTATTTCACAAGTAGGGACTACAACAATAGATTTTACAACAAGAGACTTTCCAAATAGTTCTTCTAAAACACAGACCTTTACAACTACGTCAGCAACAACTAAAGTAGATACTAGAGTCCGTGCAAGATCTATAGCGATGACTGTAAAGAACACAGCTACATCTCAAGATTGGAAATTGGGTACGTTTAGATTAGATATACAACCGGACGGGAGAAGATAATGGCTACTGACCAAGAGATACGAGAAGCAGGGTATAAATATATTCCATTACAAAAATATTTATTAAATCCTTTTGAAATTCCTACAGTTGAGGAAACTGATGTTGTTAATGAAGGCATAGTAAATACGGATGCTTTTAATAATGATAAAAACTTTAGCGTTTACAATGCAGATCCAAATAAAATAGTAAACATGAATCCTAACACCTACGCTTTACAAGACGCAAGAAAGAAAAATGAATTATCTTATGTTGGAAAAACTTTACCTGGCGATACAAGCCCTCTTTACAGCACTAAAACTGCAGCAATGAAACACATGGGAATGTATCCAGAATATTATGGATTAGATAAACCACCTCCATCAAAAATAGAAGAACTCCTTGCAAAAGGAATTGGTTTTATACCCGGCATAGGCACACTAACAAGATTTGCAAATTTTGCATCTGGTATGTTGCCCGTAAACAGAAGATCAATAATGGAAAATCAATTAGGTATGGGGGGTGTTATGGTTAATGATATTGGTCAAATTGTAGTTGGACCAGGTGGTAGTTATAATACACCTGAAGGAATTATGGCTGGATATAATCCATATCATATGACTGATGAAACTTTTACTAATAGACAAGCAAAAATAGGAGAAACATTACAAGAAAAATATGGTTTAACTCAACAACAAGTAGATGGTTTAATTAGTGGAGAGTTAACTGAAGAAGATTTTACAGGTAAACAATATAATTTAAAAGGAACAAATAAACAAACTAATTTAATTACAAATTTAATAAACATAGAAAAAGCTAGAAAAAACTTTAAAGATGTTAATAAAAAAACAGATACAATTTTTGATATTAAGACAGATACTAAAGATAATAACCAAGGTGGTGGTGGTAGCACATACATTGGCGGAGGAGCATCTCTTCAAGATGCTGGTGGTACATACGATGGTGGCTATCATGGTGCTGAAGGTGGGTTTGAAAATACTGGTAGTAATCAAAATGTAGGCGGTGGAGCTAGTTATGATAATGCTGCTGAAACTGGAGCTAAAGATGGTTTTGGTTATGGTTTAAAATACGGAGGACTAGTAAGTATTTTATAATGGCAAAAATTGTACAATCATTAACAAGAGCAAGTAGAGAATACGAAGAAAAAACATTTCAATCTTTAGTTAGAGATTTAGATGGTGTAATAACAAAATTAAACTCATCATTTCAAGATGAGTTAAAACAAGAAATAGAAGCAAGAAGTTTCTTTTTGGATTCATAATGGCTATAGTAAATCAATTTAAATTTTATGGTGTAAATCTAGCTACGGTTACAGAAACAGCTATGTTTGGAACTGATTCAGCTGGTGATCAATTACCTACGATCAATCAAACATACATAATTAAATCTTTAAGAGTAACTAATAATACGGGTAATACTCCCACTATTACTATTAAGAATAATACTTTTAATATTGTAAATACCCAGACTCTAGCTGCAAATAGTAGTACAGAGATACTGACACTACCTCTTATAATAGAAGGTAGCAAAGCTTTAAAAATAACAATGAGTTCTACAGACTCTGTAACAATAGGTATTAGTTATATGAACATTAATAAGGAGAAAATAGACTAATGAAAACTACAATTATAAACGGTCAGGAGGTTCCAGTGATAGAGCCTGCTGAAGTTACTACAAAAATTACAAATATAAAAACAGGTGAAGTTTATGCCTCTGAAGATGACTGGAAATCTAAAAATATCCCTGAAAGTGACATAAGAAGAGACGTCAACGTAGTCATGCCGAGGCTTGATTTGTTTGGAAAAACAAAGTAAAACGATAAATTAAGGTAAAATTATGGCGATATCTAGAATGCAAGAACCTCAACAAATACAATCAGGAATAGGATCCTTGAAAGATCCTAGACAGAATTATTTCTTAGGTAAACTTGTCAAGAAAGCCACTAGAGGTATTAAAAAAGTTGTTAAAAGTCCTCTAGGTAAGATCGCTTTATTAGGTGCCGGAGCATATGGTTTAGGTGCCCTAGGTGCTGCAGGCAAAGGTAAATTTTTATCACAGTTAGCAGGTGGTGGAATGAAAAACTTTGGCTTAAGCAATATCATGAGTGGTGCAGGTAAATTATTTATGGGTTCTCAAGGAGGAGTCTTTGGCGGAGGCGGTGGTCTTTTTGGAAAGTCTGGTGCCTTTGATCCTAAAAGAGCATTTCTTACTGGAGGTGCATTTGCAACAGCTTTACCATTTATGATGGGTGGAGGCGAAGATGAAGAAGAAGAAGTTATTGACGTTATGGACCCAAGATATCAAGTTCAAAGAGCAAAAAATTATTACAGCGGTGCAGGTGATGCAGGTGCTGGTTTAGATTTTATGCCACAAAAAAGATTTGTAATGAAAAATTTTTATGCTGCTGACGGTGGTCGTGCAGGTTATGCAAACGGTATGAAAGTTGAAGAGGATGACGAAGAAGAATTTATAAGAAGTAGTGCAGGTCAATCTTTTAGACAACGTAAAGCATTTTTAAATATGGGTGGTGGCGCAGGTCAAGCTCAAGCAGAACAAATGCTTATGATGGAATATGTAAAATATAAAAACAAAGGTGGTGATATGTCCTTTGAACAATTTGTAAAAGCAGTAATGCAAGCATCACAACAACCAGAAGGTGCAGGCATGGAACAACCTCAAGCAGTTGCTATGGCAGCAGAAGGTGGATTAATGACTCAAGTACCAGGATACGGAAAAGAACCTGGAACAAATAAATTTGATTATCCTAGTGGCGGAGAAGAAGTCAGAGTAGGTGCTCAAGAAGGTGGAATTATGCCTTTACTTGACATGGATGGCCAAGAAAAAGATTACAGAAATACAGGTGGTTTTGTAGAACTAGGTAGAAGAGAAAGAGCAGACGACGTGCCGGCAAGACTATCTAAAAATGAGTTTGTATTTACTGCAGATGCTGTTAGAAACGCTGGAGGTGGAGACATCGATAAGGGCGCAGAAGTTATGGAAAATTTAATGAATAATTTAGAACAAGGTGGTCAGATCTCTGAAGAATCACAAGGTTTAGAAGGAGCACAAGCCATGTATGAACAACAACAAATGTTACAATCGAGGATGATATAATGTCAGTACAAGATTATTTAGAACCGGCAGTAAAAGATTTTGCAGATCAGGCAAAAGCCACATATTCGGCTCAGCTAGACCCACAAACTTTTATGGGCAAGCAATATATTGCTGGCGAAGACCCGTTACAATCACAAGCAATCAACATGGCACAACAAGGTGTTGGTTCTTATCAACCATTTTTAAATGCAGCTCTGACTGCACAACAACAAGCTGCTGGTACTATTGGAGGACTTAGTTCCTTAACTGGTCCACAAGCTTACCAACAATTTATGTCACCTTATCAAACACAGGTGATCGATGAAACATTAAGACAGTACGATCAATCAAGAGTCGGGGACCGAAAATCTATTCAAGACGCTGCAGTTGCATCTGGTAACTTTGGTGGTGGTAGAGAAGGTGCGATGTTAGGACAATACGATGCTGAGTCTCTTGCAGGCAGAGCAGGTATTGCAGCTAATTTATTACAATCAGGTTTTCAAAACGCACAACAAGCAGCAGCTAATGCATTCACACAAGGTGGTCAACTAGCTGGATTACAACAAGGCTTAGGTGCTAACATGCTTGGCTTATCTGATTTTCAAAGAGCAGGTATGGGTCAAGATATTTCTGCACTAGGATCTCTTGGTGCAATGAGACAAGGATTATCTCAAGCTCAATTAACAGCACAACAACAAGCTGATCAAGCAAGCGCTTATGAGCCTTACGGAAGAATGACACAATACGGTAATACATTAACAGGTTTATTAGGTGGTGTAGCAGGACAACAGTATCAAGATCCACAAGCAGGAAGCCCATTCCAAACAGCACTTAGTACGGCGTTAGGTATTGGTGGATTGTACGGAAAAATATTTAAGTAGGAATAACTATGAGACCATTAAATAGACCAATGTTTAGATACGGCGGCCCTATTAAAGAGGGTATCATGGATGGTATTCGAGAACCTAAAAGAGATGGTAACATAGTTGGAGGACGTCAGTCACCTAAACTAGCTGGTGCCCATCCTTTAAAAGATGCAAGCGGTAGAGAACATCACCTATTTCCTGCTGGTGTTGCAATAGGTGCAGGTTTAAACGCTTTAAGAATAGGTGCTATGAGAATGGCTCCAAGAGCAATTACAGGAATTAAAAATTTCTTTAGAACACAAACAGGTTCGGTAGGACCAGGATCTGTAAAAATACCAGCAGCTCCTGGTACAAAAGGAAGATTTTTACCACAAAATGTAAAAACTGTACAAAAATCTGGGCCAGAGATGCCTATATATTCACCTAACTTTTTAGGTAGAGATCCATCAGTTAAATTAGTTGGCGGTGTCTACAAAGCAGTTACAGATCCAAGAGTAACTGGTGTAGCTGGTAAAGCAGCTAGATTAGTATTCTCTCCTACAGGAGCAATAACTGGTTTACTTTATGCAAACGGAAGATATTTTAATAAAGACACTGGAGAAGAGGTTCCACCACCACCAAATGCAGGTGATTTAAAAATTGGTGACAGAGTCACTGGCACGTCTGGAGCACCAGGAGGCGGGGACCCGGGAATGTATTTAGAACCTCAAGCTAAAGGCAATGAGGGTGCAACATTATCAGCTGATGAATTACGTAAGAAAAGAGTTGAAAGATACAGAGACATTATGGATATCAAAGGTATGAACAAAGATGCTGCATACAATTCTTTAATTGAAGCAAGTAGAATAATTAATGAGTCTGGTGATTTCAAAGGTGATCTTAAATCAGGTAATTTAATTAACCAAGTTATTCAGGCAACAAGTAAAGCATTTGACAAACCTAAAGCAACTAAAGATGCAATTGATACACTTATACTTAAAGGTGAAATTGAAAAAGATATTAAAGCTTCTGATCCACAAACTCAGGCAAAAGCTGATCT